ATGCACTGGCGGGAGCGGAAGCTTAATAGGGCCGACAGGCGCGGCGTGCAGGTAAATGCGCCACGTCTGCGAAATCAGCGCGCGCCCGAGAACCCCGCTGTGGCCGTCAAGGCGAGCGGTAACCACGGCAATCAACGCGGAGATATAGTCGTCGTCCCCGGTGTGATCGACGCGCAGATGGGTCTTCGCCTCGGCGGTCGTGAGAATGTCCGCCGCCGGGGCGGACTGCCGGGCGAGAACGTATTTCATTTCGCAGCCTTTTCGCGCGCAGGCTTGCGGGTCGCGGTCTCGCGCGTGGCTTCACGCACGGGAATAGCCTGACCGGCTTCGACCATACGCGCGCCTTCAGCGTCCGAAACTTCGATTTCGTCGCCAGCACTCTGCGCGAAGCCAACACCAGCGCGAGAGGTGAGAAGTTTGATTTTCATAGCGGCCTCCGTTCAAAGGCGGCGGGCGAAGCCAAAGCCCCGCCCGCCTTCGTCATCAGGAAGCGGCGTTGACGAGGTGCTTGACGGCGGCAGTGTCGCCAAGCTCGCCGTCGAAGCGGATCAGGCCCGCAATTCCGAGGTCCGGCCAGAACCGTTCGCGCATCACGCCGATCACCGGAGTGCCGACCTTGCGGACGAAGTACTTGCCGAAGTCGCCGAACAGAACCGGCTTGGCGCTCGCGCCGATGTCCGCCATCGCCTGGTTGATGCTGTAGCGGTAGCCCAGCAGCGAACCCGGCTCGCCGCGGGTAACGTCGCCCATCTGCCACAGGTAGTTCCCGTCGCCGTCCTTCAGCTTGCGGATCGCGTTCAGCGTGGAGTCGTTGAACATGAACCGCACTTTGGGGGACATGCGATAGGCCGGGTCCACCGAATGAACGAGGTCAATCAGCTCGTCCGAAGTGATCGCCGCCGCCGCCGCCGCGGTCTTGCCAGCGGTCGAGGCGGTCACGATGCCATTCGGAGCGCTGGACCCGGTGCCGGTGGTGAGCTGCGAATTGGAGATGCGCGCAAGACGCTCGCCCAGCAGGCCGCCAAGCAGGTTTTCCATGTTGAACACCGAATCCTGCGTCAGCTCCATCGAGAAGCGAACGAACTCGGTGTCGAAGACGTAGGCGTTCAGCGTCTTCTTGCCGAAGGTCACATCCTTCCCGCCGTCATCGGTCAGCGCCGCGGCCTCAGTGTGAGCCTCAGCCGTGACGGTGGTATCGTTCACCGTCGGCATATCGAGGGGGTTGCCGCCCGCGGTGTTGATCGTGGTGCAGATGTTCTCGTCGTACATCGGCCCCCACGCGGCCATCGTCTTGATGATGACGTTGTAGAGCTCAGTCGGGACGGTGTAGCCGCCAGCGGTCGTGGTGCCCGCGGTCTGCGCGCGAAATTCAGCTTCGCGCTGAAGGCCGGAGCGCAGCACGTTGCGCGCCTCGGGGGCCATCTCCGAGGGGGAGCCGCCGGAACGCAGCATCTCGTAAAAGGCTTGGCGGTAGGTGATCGCCTCGCCGCCGTCCTCGTCTTCGACCGCGCGAGCCTCGTGATGCGCCGACGGACGGCGCTCGTCCGCGGCTTCGTTCATGCGCTTCTCGGCCTGTTCCAGCCGCGACATGCGCTCGGCACGGGCCTGGATCTTGTCGTGATCCGCCATCATCGCGTCGAACTCGCGTTCGATCTCCGCCGCGCGCTCCGCGGGGGTGTTGTCGTCGATTTCAGACAGCTTGGAGCGGGCCTCGGTGGCGATGTTCGCGCACTTCTCCCGCAGTTCTTTGATCGTGCTCATGAGGTGGTCTCCATGTTGAGCAACAAAAAAGGCGGCCCGAAAGACCGCCGTTCACACCCGCGGGGAACCCGAGGTGATTCAGATGCCTCGCATGCGCGCCTGCATGCGCATGCGGGTCGCGATAACAGCCGCAGCCGCCCGACGATTCGCGAGCCATGCATCGCGCGCCCGAAGGCCGATTTCCGTGCCGCCGTAAGCCGGTTCGGTCACAATGGACACGTCGAAAAGTTCCGCCTCGTAAATGGTCCGTAGCGGAATGTCGCCGCTTTCGTCCCATTCCTGCTTGGTCGCGCGGAACGCGAAGCTCATCTTGTCAAGGTCGCCCCGGCGCATCTTCGGCACGATGGCCCTTACGTCCGGGTCTTCACCGTCCAGCTCGCTTTCAATGTGGAGGCCGCGTTTGTCCTCGCGCAGCGTCAGAGTGCCTGAACGGGTGCGCGCCAGCGGCAACCCGGCGTGGTTGACCAGAAACACCACATCATCGCGCCCGATGGCCGAGCGGAACGCGCCCGGAGCGATGCGCTCACGGAACATCCCGCCGATATTGGTTTCCTCGTCAAAAACCGCCGCATAGCCGGAAACGCGCGGTGCGTCTTCGGCCCGAAACTCTGCGGGGAGGCCGCTGCGGATTTCATGCGCCATGGTCTGCGCCTCCATTCGGATCATTGCTTTGCTCTACGCCAGCCTGCGAAAGCGGGATCATCGCCCCCTGGACCATCAGCCCGTCGCCGCCGTCCATGTCGGGCCGGTTTTCAGCGCGGCGCGCTTCGTTCGGGGTCAGAACCCCGTGCTGGATTGCCGTCCCGTAACCATTCATGCGGGTTTCAAAGTCACCGCGCAGAAGTCCGTCCACGTCGAACTCAACGTAGGTCCTGTTGCTCGTGCGCCCGAACAGCTTCAGGTTCATTTCCTGCTCGAACTGTTCAAGCCAACGCTTCAACGTGTGCTTGACGAAGTGCAAATCCTGCTGCTCGGTGTTGGAGAACGTGCCGTGGGTCAGGTCTTGCAGGAACGTCGGCGGCAGGGAGAAAATCCGCGCGATTTCCTCAACGCTGAACCGCTGCGCGTCCAGCAACTGCATTTCCTCAGGCGTCACGCCAAGCTTGTGCAACTCGTGCCCGCTCGGAAGGACTAGCGCCTGCCGCTTGTCTTTGGCGGTCTGCTTGACCGCGGACTCAAGGTCGTCGCTTGCACGCTGCATTGCCTGCGAAGACTGGAACGGCCCGACCAGCGCGAAGGGCGGAACGCCGCCGTTCTCGAATGCCCGGCCCGCGTAAAGCTGCGCGGCGATAGCCCGCCCGATTGCCTGCTTGTTCCGCTCCACAGGCGAGTAGCATTGCAGGCCGTCAGGCTTGAGCATCCACGGAATGTCAATCACCTCGGACGCCGCGTAGGTCACCCGCCGCGCGCCGTCCTGGTAATGATACCGCTTGCGCCCGCCAATCCGCTCAACCTGCACCGCGCGCGTTTCCAGCGGCCAGAGGTTCAGCACCCGCCCGTTCGGGGCGCGTTCGATAAACGCCAAGCCGCGCCCGGTCGTCAGCACCTGGTCAAACAGGAACTTGCGAAACTCGAAAGACGACTGTTCGTCGTTTGGCGCGTCGTGGACCACGGTTGCGATGCCGCCAGCCAGCTTGCGGCGGCTATCCCCGTCGCGGCGATAGGTGTGAAGCGGTAGGCCAGCGATAGTCCCCGCCATGAAGTTGACCGCGGCCCAGAATGCGGGGACTCCAAGCGCCGTTTCCGCGTTGACCACGACGCCAGAAGCTTCCATGCCACCGAAACCGCCGAAAAAGTCTACGAACGCAGCCGCCGACACGGGAACGGACGGATTTTCGATGGACCGCGCCTCAATATCGTCGTGATGCGTCATGATGCGATCCTAAAGTCAGGGTCTTCCCAAGGCGACGGGCCAACGGACTCGAATTCCCTAGCTGTCGCGCCGCCAATCGCCATCGCCAGCGCAACCGCCATGTCGATGCGCGCCGTAGACTTCGATTTTGTGAAGCGCCGCAAATCCGCCGGTGATCGGTCAAACGTCGCGGACGCCACAGCAGAACGCAGCGCCGGGTTCACATGCACCCGGATTCGCTTCTCAAGAATCAGCGTCTCAAGCTCGTCAATGCTGCCGGGCATCCACAGCGTGATTTCATGGCCGCCGACTTCACGCTTGCGCTTGTTCCAGCCCTGAGGGTGGTCAGCCATCGGAAGCCGTGCCCCGAGGTCGTGAACCTCCGCCTCAAAGTCCGCGATCAAAAAATTATCGTAAGCCGCGAACTCAAGGTCGAATGCCGCGCTATCCGAAATCAGGTGGTCCGCAACGAAATCAAGGCGGGTCTTCTTCCCCGGCGTCGCCGTGATGAACCCCTGCTTGACCCATTCGTCATAGGGCGCGCCGTCTTCCTCGCACCGCGCCCGCAGCGTATCGGCGGGCGTGTACCCGTGAACGAAGGCGGCGAACTTCGGCTTGCCGTCATCCGCGAACCCATCCGGGAAAACCAGCGCCTTTGCCGTCAAGTCAACCTTGGCCGAGAGGTCCAGCCCCGCGAATGCCTTGCGCCCCTGGAAGTCCGCAATGCCCAGCGTCTCATCTTCGATGGCTTCCCACGCCGCCCGCGAAATCCACGCGCTTTCCGCGTCCGTCCATTCGCAGAAGTGGAGCCGCCGGATACCGTTCGCCTTTGCCGGAATGTCCCGCGCCTGCTTGACCTGCAACGCAAGATATTCCTCGGTGATCGTCACCCCAAGAAGCGGGTTTGCCTTCACCCAACAGGACGGGTCTTCGAAAGGGTCGTCGCCTTCATCCAGCGCGCAGACGTAAGAGAACGTCGTATCGTCTTCCACCTCGCCAGCCGCGACCTTCACCGCGTGCTGGCGCTCCGCCCAACAGATGCTTTTCCGGTCGCTCCCGCTGTTCGTAATCATGATCAAGAGCGGCTGTTCGCGGAACTTGAACCCACGCTCAAGAATTTCGATCACGCCGCCGTCCGGGTGTTCGTGAAGCTCGTCAACAAGCGCGAAGTGCGGGCGCGGCCCCGAGCCGGTCTTTTTCGTCTCTCGCGACACCGGGCGGAAAAATGACCCGCTCTTGATGTGGGCAAGGTTGAACTCTCGCCCAGGGCCGCCGCTGCGCCGAATGTGCTTGTCCAGAGCGGGGGCTTTGTCCAGCATAGAAACAGCGTCGCGGAAAAGGATGCTCGCCTGCTCCTTCGTCGCGCCCGCGCTGTAGATCTGCGCACCAGCCTCGCCGTCAGCCGTCAGGCCGTACAGGCCGAACGCCCCGCCGACCAGAGGCGACTTTCCGTTACCCTTGCCCTGCTCGATATACGCCCGGCGGAACCGCCGCTTGCCGTTCGCCTCGCGCTTCCACCCGAAGATGCTGCCCGTGATGAACTTCTGCGATGCGTGCTGTTCAAACGGAACGCCGTCGAACTGGCCCTCACTAAGCCGCAGCAGCTTTTCGCTGAAATTCCAATTCCGCTGCGCCGCCTCAAGGTCAAAGAAAAAGCCCCGCTTGGGGGCTTCCGTCAGGTCTCGCATATGACGCGCGCAAGCGTCCCTCACATGCGGTCCAGCTATGATATCGCCGGAGAGAACGCTTTCTGCGTACTCGGTCACATGGTCAGTTGAGGAATGCCGCCGCCGGGTCATCGTCCTCCTCTTCGCCGCCGCCGACCTTGCTGCGATCCGCAGGCGTCGCGCCCATGGACGAAAGGCAAAGCCGAAGCTGCGCAAACCTGTTGATCGCGAAATCGGGCTGCGTCCGCATCTCGCCAGTCAGTCGGGCCGCCATCTCAGCGACCACCCGGTCAGACGCCCCAAGCCAAGGCATGTCCCGCTCGAACTCTCGCCACGCAATTTGCGCGGCCTCCTCAAGATACGCAGGGGAATTGCCAAGCCCGCCGCCCTTGCCTGCGCTGCGGTCCCGGTAGCGCTGCGGGTTCTTTCCCGCCGCTCCCGTCACCTTGGCTACAGCAGTGGGCGTCCGGGGTCTTGGCATGGTGTACCGATCTGTTCGTGGTTTTGTGGACGCGTGAAATTGACTCCCCACGCCGCTCCTTCT